CACGGACTGGTAGTTCAAGGTGACGGAGCCCACGGGCCCGAAAGAGGGCATCCTCAGATCCATCAACTACCTTTCCCTTTTGAACAGCGACAGGAGTCCACTTTCGTTTGCGGGAAATAACTTGATCATAAGGCGAAAGTGTTTGGGTCATTCTCCGCAAGGAATACAAATGTTGTTATTGGTAGGTTCTGGAACAGTTTCATTAAAGCCAAACAACTCATGATAATCTTCGTCAAGAGCAGCTAGGGCATCATCCTTTGCTTGTGTGTCAGGTGATACCTGAAGGGCATAGTAGAGAGAGGTTTGGGAAGATGCCATCCAATCACGAATGAAGGCACGGTCATAAGTAACCATGTCGGACCAACTATTAAAAGAGTATCCGTGAAATAGCATAGTGGAGCGGAACAAAGTAACAACTCCATCAACTACCCGCTTGTAATCAGCCCAACCTACCTCTGCCGTAATCTCGCAGTCAGGCGGGTACGCATACGATTGTACGCCAAACGTCCCTGAATCGCGGTCAACGTGGCGGCTAATAGGAGGAGCCAGCTCAGGAGTGGTAGTGTAACCCCGAAGATCGACGTTGTTGTAACTACAAGAAGCGGTAGGAGCAATGGCAAAGGCCCGATACATACCTGCTTGACGCGCAATCTGAGCTGCGATTTCAATTGATTTGGCCAACTCGGAGACGAGTATGTACGCAGGCGTATGTATGGGGAGGTGTGAGATGTACGCATTGAGGGCTTCTCCGAATTGTTTGTAGGTTACACCATTCTGGCATAGGAAGTTAGCAAGGCCAAGAACTCCAAGACCAACCTGACGGTCAACCTCCGGGCTCAGGTACTCACCTGTTTCCCCAACACCAGTCTTACCATGAAGAGCAATAAGGCTGCTCATACCTTCTACAAACGCAGGAGTCAGATCACCTAATTGGCAAGCACCCAGATTGACATGCTGCAAAAGGCAAGTGCCACGGCTAGGAAGATAAACTTCAAGGCAGACATTAGAATAAATGCGATTTCCCTCCGCGTCATGGCGGATCTTATTGAGCCAGATGTCGCCCTTCTTGATACCCTCAAGCGTGGCTTCAATCAACTCAGGCGAAGCACTGGTTAAGAATCCAGCATCCACGTTAAGGCATCGTTTGACCCATGCCAGATCTGACCGAGTGGCTTGGATAAACTTAATAGCATCAGGGTGGGTATAGTCAAGATGCAACACCACAGCACCATTTTTGTAGACACCACCGCGACGAAGTGTTTCATTCAGAGCAGAATAAATACGAGCAAAAGAAACAGGACCAGAAGCGGTAAGACCACGACCATTGTCAGCTCCTTCCTCACGAATGTTAGAAAGGTGAACAGCAACTCCTGCGCCATTTCGCAGGGCGTGAGATACAAAGCGCCAAGACGCCTCAATGCCCTCCGGACCCTCCATAGAGTCCTCGACAACGAAGACCGTACAGCTGACAGGCAGGCGTGATTCAGGGTTGTCAATCCAGCTTTGAACACGGCCAGTGCGGGCGATGGTGTTGGGGGTGTCCCCGAGGTCAGCGAAAGAGGTCATACTAGGTCATTAAGAAATGGTGGTTTGTAGTCAGGCCCCTTGAGAATCTTACCATCTTCGCGGCGGAGGGGCTTACCGTCAACGAACTTACTCATATTGGATTCGAATACCCGCTTCATAGCGGTGTCTAAATTCCAGTTACGAGCAACAGCATATTGGTAGCAGACAAAAACAAGATCTGCTAGTTCCTTTAGGGTGTGTACCCTGTCAGCATCCACATCCTCATTGATGTGAGCTTCCATCAATTCATCAAACTCCTCCTTGATAAGAGTGAGTTGCATGTCTTGTGTTAGTTCATCATCTGGGTCAATGGATTGTTCAGCGGCTAATCGAAAAACAAATGCCTGTTCAATAAGATGTTCAGGGGTTTTCATCGTTGGTCAGTGCTTTAATTTTGCGGTTAACATAGGCTCTAATCTTGAGCCAGTCGTCGATCTCAGTCTCCTGATTCTTGTGGCCAGCACGGCAGATATACTTAATGATATTGCCAGCCAGAAAATCCAGCTGCTGATCCACAATAAAATCCCAAACTTGGATACGACCACGTTGGTAGTGCGATGGATTGTCTTTAGTCATCTCTATCAAAGAGATTGTGGTAGGCGGGGTTTCGTTGGATTGCTTTGAGTTGCTGGTCCCGTAGAAATCGTCCCATTGGTCCCGGTCGTAAAGATTGTTGGTCATACCATATTCGGACTCTAAAAACTCCTTGATAGATCCATAGTTGGATACGGACTCTTGCCGCTTGAATGAGTAGATCGACATATCGGATCAGGTTTGAGTCCAAGGCATAGACTACCAGCAGTATTAGGCTGATGTCAAGCCCGATGAGGATAGGGGTGGGGTCCATAGGATAGGTTCCTTCGTGGTTGAGTTGTACTCTCCAGGGCGAAGGATCCGCGCCAAGCGAGCATTGCGGAGGGCATCCTCCTCAGTTTGACCAGCCTTGATATAAGCCTCAAGGATGGCTTCCCAGGGGTCTTCTGCCTTTTCTAGGATCTTCTTAGCTCCTACTGCTCCGATGCCGGGAACGCCCTTGTAACCATCAACTGGATCACCAGTAAGGCACTGGGTCCAGAACCAATAGTCAGCCTCCTCTGGGGTCACGTTGAACTCATCGGTGCCGTTAAATAGGCGGCAGGAGATCTGCTTCATATCTTTGTCTGGTGAGACAAGAACAAAGTCACGAGGATCAAGGTGGCACTCCAAACCAAGAGCGTCATCGGCTTCTATGTTTTTGTAACGAACAACTTTGTAGTGCTTGGAGCACCAATCTAAAAGGCGCCGGTATCCCACAGGCTTCCGTTTAGTACGCTTTCCTTTGTAGTCAGGACAGACGAGCTTGCGAAAGTTCTTACTGTCGGAGAAGTAGAGGGTAACGTTGTTGGTATCGAACCTTTGCTTGAGGCTTTTGAGTTCCCCCTCAAAGATGTCGAGAACAACGCGGAAGTTACTAGCGATTGTAATGAGGTCATCACCCCAGTCCAATTCTGTTTCAGCCGATTGACAAGCGCGGTAAGCATAGAAGTCAGCGTCAACACGGAGTTGGGTATCTACGGTAATCATCACCTTCTCAGTGACAGTCTGCCCACGATGCCCCTTCTTTTGCTTCTGAGGCAAGGGGGACTTTGAGCTTGTAGTATTCTCCGGCTTGGACAATCGCCCATTCAAGTGTGAATTTGGCATCTGCTACGAGGTGTGGTTGAACAGCGAGTTGAATTTCATCGTGGATCCAGCCGAGCCATTGATAGTCAATGTCCCAGTTATAGCCATGATAGTTGAGTGTTTCGTAAGTAATTACATTCCACCGCTTACAAACTATGGCCCCTGCTGATTGCAGAAGGTAGTTCAGGGCAGCGTGTTTTTTACCTTGGAGACGGATGGGGCGACCATCAAGAGCCCTAAGGATGTCTGTCTCTGCTTTCTTTTGGACAGCAGTCAGCAACCCATCAAGACCAGGAATAGCTTCAAGAAACTTCTTGCGAATGTCCTTACCCAGCGTAGTTGCTTTCCGATCATCTAATGATTTATCCAAAGAGGATCCTATCTTCTTATCGGAGGCACCGTAGATGAAGGCATACGTTAGGGTCTTAACGTCTTTGCGAGAGCAACCCACCCGATCCGCATTCTGTTGATGTATGTCGCCATTGACAACAACGTCAGCAAAAGCCCCTCGATCAAAATGACTGAGGTAATGACCAAGCATCCGAAGCTCCAACCCAGAAGCATCAGCACCGACCTGGCGAAAACCTTTACCCGGCAGAAAAAGCGAACGGCAACGAGGGTCGCTGCTGGTCTGGCCAAGGTTCGGGCGGCTATGCGCGTTTCGGCCTGTGTTAGTAGCGAGTTGGCAAGTGTGGTGGATGCGTCCCTTGTTGGTGACCATCTTAAGCCAAGCATTGGTTCCATCTGATAGTTGTCCGAGGGCTTTTTGTAGGTCAAGGATCCGAGCAAAGATCTTAGCTTCTTCCGTTTCTACACCCATTAACACCCCCTCATCAATCTTGGGGCGACCAGTGTCAGTAAAGACTTCTGGTTTCCACCCACGCCAGGTCATGAAGGCCCAGCCGATGTGAT